ATTATAGTCAATGAACTTCTGATAGTCGTTTAAGTACAGAGCATTCAGCGATCCATACTCACTGTAGTCAATCTTGTTCTCACCTAGTACTACGTGTGCAATATGATCGAGCTTATACGACTCTTGTGTACCGTAACTGTATGCAAACTTCTTGAACAGGTCAAGATAATCTAGCTGCTCGATACCATTGATCTCATATACTTCGACTTCGTTCTGAGCAAACCTGAGAGTGCGTTGCCTGATTGGATTACGCATCTGATGGTTCCATGGCGACAGCTTATTGGCATGGCCTTCACCAAGTACCTTGCTAATACGATTAACCAGATACACGGTGTCGAACATCCTGCTGTTCCACCCAGTAACTACGTCGGGGTAATTGGCAGCCCACTGATCCATAAACTTATTCAGTAGATCAGCTTCGTTAGCACACTTAGTATATTTTACCTTGACGTGATTGACAATCGACTTATCGGGATCCCAATCACCCATACCCCAAACGTAGTAAATATTGTCTACGTTGTTCTTAATAGTGATTGCCGTCACGGGATGATTGGCATGCTCTGGTCTAGGAAATCCTTGATCAGATTGGACCTCAATATCGATAGTAGTAACGTTGATTACGTCACGTTCAAACTCGACTACCTTGGTAAACGCGTCACTAATGAACTGCTGAATGAAGTTCGTGTTACCATGCACGTCAAAGTTATCTACATCTTTGTGACGTTTGATAAAGTCCATAGCCTCGCCCATGTGCTCGAAATCGAGCTCACCCAAGTAGGAACCACTGAGTGATTTGAATTGGGTTGGCTTAGGACTATGGACGTACAGGGTAGGCTTATATTTAACTTTACGTTGGACACGCTTACCATTGCTGTATCCGCGAAAGTAAATGTTATTGCCGTTTCTTGTTACACTAGTATAGAATGATTTGCTCATGCGTGCATTATACTCCCTGTATCGCTAAAGATCAAGTAATGATTTGCGATTCAGGAGTAATGATGCCACCGAACATTTTTTTGTGTTGACCAGCTAAACTGCTGTCGGGTTCGCCAACGAATACTACCATGTCCTTGTTGATGAGTAAAGGATCCTTAGTAGTGAACGGGCTGTAGGGTACGAACTGTACAGATTGGTTTTGAGTAGGGACGACAACAACGCTGTCTTGGAATTCGAAGAAGTGATCTTTGTCTTCACAATCACATAACACATCTTCACCGGATAACATTCTTACAATTTTAACTGACATAATAAATTACCTTATAATAAAAAGGGGGTGTCACCACCCCCTATACTTTCAAGCGATCGAAGCTATGGCATACACATATGAGGAACCGAACACCAATACTAGTGCTACAATTCCGTATGTATTCAAGCGACGATACAAACGTACGGGTTGGTCGTTCATTTTAGATCTGCCTCCGTTAGCAATCGTGAACCAATGTCAATACTACGGGGACGCTTCTCTTCGGGGACTTCTACTCTCAGATCGATGACGAGTAAGCCGTCAATGAAGTCAGCTCCATCAACGACAACATGCTCCGATAGTCTAAAGGTGCGGGTGAACTTCTTTGCAGAAATGCCGCGGTGGAGATACTCACGTTCAATTTCATCTTTCGAAGTAGGACGACCATTGCCTTGAACAACAAGGATGCCATCTTTGACTTCTACTGACAGGTCATGTTTAGCATAACCCGCAAGTGCCAGCTCTACAGAGAATTGGGTTTCAGTGCGCTTGACTACATTGTGCGGAGGGTAGAGTTTATTATCCGCCATGTCTGACAGACGCTCAATCTCCGACCATACGTGATCAAAGCCGATGAAGTGTGAACGTGGAAAAGAAAATGCTTTAGTTGCTACCATTGTGGTGCCTCCTTAATTAAAAGCAAGGTTGTTGTCTACTGACCGGACCATCCGCATCAGCTTTATTATTTATCCGTAAGGATACGGTATTACGTGACTAATGTCAACGTAATTGATTGTTTTCTTCAATAATGAATATAACTATCCGAAGCTCTGCCACGCTTGCCTGACATTAGTAGCTTCTTCTAAGGTTGCACACATCTGTGTACGACTGGGTTTGCCATCGATCTTCTCAACGACAACGTATTGCATTACGGTATCAGTAGTCTCGCTTAACCACTCGCTGATTACTACTTCTTTCGTCCTATTGTGTACTTCGCTTCCAGTGTCCATTCACTTTTGTCCTTATGAGGTATAATCTTAATTTGAGACATCGGGGCAACAGGATCAGCTGACTTACTGGGATCTACCAGCTTGATCAACCCCCAATCGCCCAATAGGTTTGCAATTGTATTACGACGTGCAGTGTCCGCCTGATCAAAGTTTGCAGGTTTACCATCTAAGGCAAACAATTCTTTGAAGTGGACAATGTAGTACTTGCCCTGCTTGTGCAGCACGTGACAAGATTGGAAAAGTGTTTTATCTTTACGAGAAGCAATTCCGATACGCGTTAATGTTTCGCGGACCTTGAGGAAATCGTCTTGCGCTTCTAAAGTGACTTCAATCATTTGATCGACTGTCGTTGTCATTACTTCCACCCTTACTTTGACTCTTGCTTATTATTGTCAGTTGGTCTTTAGTAAGTAGGTCAACAACCTGGCGCGCCTTGTCCTGACTGTAATCATAATATTGCATGACAGTAGACACATCATCGTCAGGTTGCGGCTTATACCACTTGCTATACCGCTTATTCTTCCTTACGATATTTATAAGAAAGTCAAACTGCAATAGTGGGTCAATATCGTGGTGGACGTTCATTTCATTAGCAGCATAGATTGTATCTATAAAATATGACAACCCCCTGTTAATTAGGTAAGGAGAGTACAATTTTTCAGCTAGCTCCGGATTATCGCTATCCCGTATAACATCATTCTTGCCGTGATTGATCGCGTTGAGATAATCAAACGGATTCATATCCACTCGACCTCAACCATCAAGGCAGTCATACAAGCAACATTGTTAATCTCATGATCGGCTACGAATGCGGCTTTGTACTGATAGTCAGCCAAAGTAACTACCAACTGTGGTATGCTTTGTGGCTTGACATATTGCGTAGCCTGATCGTATAGCTGACGGTACAGCTGGGAGGTATCAACGTCTTTGTGATTAGCTATCCACTTACGCATATCGGTAAACTTCTTGTCCTTCAGTGTAGCAACAAGATCCTTGATATTGCTGTCGTGGTTAGCTAGAACACCAGCATCGATACTACCTGTTGCTCCATAGCGTTGTAGTTCGTTGATTACACGCCTGAAATCAGGGAAGTACAGCGTTATAAGCTCCGCTACCGCTTTTGGCTCATGTTTAATGTTTTCGTCGCTTAGAATCGCTCTGACACGCTTAAACATCTGGCTAGCCATAGCAGCCTTGTCCTTACCATTCACCTTGAATTCGATCACACTACATCGCGAATGCAAAGGGTCGATGATCCGATTCTTGAAGTTGCAGGTAAGAATGAATCCACAGTTCTTACTAAACTCTTCCATGAAGTTACGGAGAGCTGGTTGAGTGGATTGAGGGTTCAAGTAATCAGCCTCGTCGAGTATGACATACTTACGACCACCTGTGAATGAGATAGTAGAAGCAAAGTCCTTTATCTCAGTTCGTAGTGTGTCGATGTTACCATTCATCGATCCGTTGATTACAATATAGTCGACGTTAAGCTGCTCGCACATAGCACGAGCAACCGTGGTCTTGCC